GAAAACATCGTATCGGCACCATCACCATCCACCAGCGCACGATAGTTGATCGCGTTCGCACCAAGCCACTTCACATCCTCCCACTGGGAACGAGCGGGAGTCATGTCGGTCTTCAGGCGTTCGTCTGAAATCGTTCCATAACTGCCATCGTGATTCACGATGCTCCCGCTAGACCAAATGTTCAATCTGATGGTTGTAGAATCCTCGCACACAAGGAAGGGATACGCGGCGTTATCAGGGGACGCAGCAGAATAATCGATGTAGACACCATAGGGCGTGGAGGCGTTGTTATTTTCAAGATACGCAATTCCCCCGGATGCACTGGCTTCTAGTACCGCAAGCGCCGGAGTGGTATTAGCAGTCCCGCCCACCTGTACCTTCCCTGCCGTGGCGTCACTCGCGACCGCGAGCGTACTGTCGAACTTTACCGCGCCATCGGCCACCCAGAGCGCGTAGTTGTTCGTGGCTTCGCTTGGAGCGGCCTCGATCTTGAGCGAGGAAGCGTTGGTGATGCTAGATCCTGCACCCTTGGTGATATTTGGGTCTGCGATCAATACATTGACAACATCCGTTATGGTTTCTGCTGTAGCGTGTGTCGTGACCTTGCCTTGACAATAAAGGGCCGTCTGAAGCGTAGTGTCACCGCTTGCGCCAGTGGTGAGGTTGTTGAACCACCAGCCATGCGCCGTCGAACTCGCATGTGTGCTAGTTTTGCTGCCCCCCACATACATGAGCGCATTCTGAGCAGTCGCCCCAATCGCGTGGGGACCGGCGCTAGAGGTAACGAAAGTGCCCGTACTAGCGATGTCGCCAACACCGAGCGAGGTCAGGGTGCCGACCGAAGTTATGGCAGTCTGGGCCGCGACCGTGACGGTAGCCGCAGTGCCGGATGTGTTCCCGGTCACATCGCCCGTGATGTTGCCCGAAAATGTTCCTGTAATCGTGCCGCCGTCGATATTGGAACTGCCAACGTCGATGGCTCCGAATCCGCTGCTAATGGACCCGGCCCCTAACGCGCCGACTGAGGTGATCTGGGTCTGCGATGCCTCGACATTGAGCGTGACCGTGCCGGTAGTGCCACCTCCTGACAACCCGGTGCCAGCAGTTACGCCGGTGATGTCGCCAACGGTAGGAGCGGCCCAAGTCGGTACGCCACTAGCGAGCGTTAGCACTTCGGTGTCGGAGCCTTTCGCGAGCTTGGCAAGCGTGGTCGCACCGCTCGCATAGATCACATCCCCGGCGGCGTAGCTGGCGAGTCCCGTGCCGCCCTTATTCACGGCCACGGTCGTGCCAGACCAGACGCCTGTAGCTATGGTGCCGAGAGTGGTGATGCTCGTCTGGCCGACATAAGTCGATGCGATGGTCAGGGCGTCCGCGCTGACCGTAATCTTGTCGGCGGTCCCGATCACGTTAAGCGTCACATCGCCGGATGAGCCGCCACCCGTCATCCCGGTTCCAGCAGTCACAGCCGTGATATCGCCTGTTTCGGGCGTAGTCCAGGCGAGTGTACCGGAGCCGTCAGCAGCAGACAGCACTTGGTCGGTCGAGCCGACCGCTGCCGGCATCGTGAGCGTGTAGCTGGTAGTGACCGCTGCGGGCGCCTGGATCTTTACGGTATCGGTTCCAGCGCCTGTCTCCTGCACACTCATCGAGTTGAACTTGATGTCGCTCATAGTGACATCGGTGCCACTGATGCTGAACAAAGCATCGATGATGTCTACGACATTCTCGTTGAGCGTCGTGCCCCAGGTATCGGTGGACCCACCAACGGTGGGCTTGGTCATACTCAGATTGGTCGTTGGATTAGCCATTTTTTATCCTAGCACCCGTGAGCGCATTCGGAGGCCAGACGCGGTGTGGCGCTCGCGTTGTCCTTGCAAGCGCAAGTCGTTTAGCGCCTTGTCGAGCCTAGCCGCCCACATAGACAGCCGCTCGTCATTCTTCAAGTATGGTTCGGCCTCGACCAAGGTGCCGAACAGATAGATATCGGGGTGTGCCGCCAATAGCCAATTCGATGTCGCGCTATCGCTCAGTGCCGCTATGCGCGTGTAATAGACTATGGACGAGGTGTACGTCGAATCGGGCGAAGGCAAAACCTCCAACTGGTTGGTCGAGCCGCCAATCGTCGTGAAATAGTACGGCTTGCCTGTCGCGCTCATCACAATCCTGCGCTGTGATATCTCTTCCGGCGTCATGTACTCTAGCACGATGACGGGCGTGAGATCGAGCACGATCCTGACAATCTCAAGCGTATCAGACGGTAATGTCGTGTAGCGGCCCGCGATGGAAAACGAGTCGTCCTTGGAAATCATATCGGGCTGACGGATCACGCGGTTGAAATTAGCTTCCGCGAGTTCGATGAATTCTGGGATGCGCGAGGTCAGATCAGTGCGGTCGAGCCAGTTAGCGGTGGCCGTCTGGAGTTCTGCGTAGGTCGTAATCGCCACCTAAAGCCTCCCTGGCCTCGTTCTGAACAACCTGTTGTCCTTATCGTTCAGCCACTTATCGAATGCTTTCTTGTCTTTGAAATTATTGGTGACTTTCGCCAACTCGCAGACGATGCTCAGGGGTACGCAAGCAGCCTTCTTCCATATTTCATGTGATGGCCGTAGCGGATTACCCCATCGGGCATTCTCATCGACCTGATTGAAAAGTGCCTTGTTGTGTTCCACGATGGCCGTAACGTCTTGCTGGGTTTCTAGCCCGATATCGCCCGTGACATCATCGTAATGAAACCACTGCGTGATACCCGTAGCCGGATCGTAGTCCAGCACTCGTTTCATCGACATGATGGTACCTACTAGGGGGCAGGGGCCGAGGCCCCCACCCCACCAGCAGGACTACGCCGAAGTAATTCCGGCAACCACACCATGAGCAGCTTCGTTGTTGACTTGAAGCCCCCACTCGGTGAGCGCCATCCGCTTGTCGGCGTCACCCGTCCTCGCAAGCGACTCAATGCTGTAAGGCCGCAAGGAAGCAAGTTTCACCTCATCCGGATCGATCAAGAACGCCCAGTTGTTCATCAGCGTTCCGGCGCCTTCGTCGATCACTGATGTGAAGAACCGATTCGGTACAACGGACAGATTACCAAAATCGCTGACGTATATGTCGGCGGCTCCGATAATCACTGACGGCTCCGCGCCGTCCACGTTGTACCGGCTCGAAGCGATACCACTGAAGGCGCTGACGGAGGTCTTGTTGAACGGCCCAACCATCAGCATCGACGGCTCGCCGCCATTCTCGTAGCACGACTGCATGGTGCTTTTCAACATTGCTTCTGTGAACGCTACGGGAATGTCGAAAGACTTCCACACCTGTGCCGCACCTGTCGGAGTTGAACCCGAATAGCTGGGCTTGGTCGCGGCGTTTTCAACAACATTGCTTTTCAGCCAGCCAGGGAACCCAGCAGTGACGCGGGCTGTCGCTGTCGCGCCAACAACCGCACCAACGCCATTCAGCAGCGCAGCCACCTCGACGTTGCGCTTGAGTTCCTTCGCAGCTTTCGCCGCCTGGTAGCCGACCTCCGAGGCGCGGCCAGCCTTGTTCACTTTCTGCTCGGTGCCAGAGATGATGAAATCCGCCATGTTGATCTGGCAGTAGTTCCCCAGCCGAACGGTTGGTGTGATTGCCGTAAATGCCGACAGATCCTGGCCCTCAACGACCGGCGTACCACTAGCGGTCGCGAGTGAATCCGTCTGCCACTCGAAATAGGTGTTATCTGCGTCCCTGCTACCGATATTGCTCTGGAAAGGCGTAGTCGTCGGGCTGATATCAGAGATCAGATCACTGAGATCCTCCCGAATGCCTATCGCATCGTAGGTAGTGAACGTGTCAGCGATTACCGCCATTGCTTGTCTCCGGTTATTTCGTAAGGATTTCCGCGAATAGAGCCGCAGCGTCATCGACCTTACCGGTCTGTTTCAGCTTGGCTCGCGCCGCTTTCGCCTTACGGGAGCGCACCCGGCGGGATGTCTCTTGATTCCCGCCTTTCACGCTGCCGATTTTTGATTTGGCCGCTGTGATCTTATCGCCATTCGTGAGTTCGTTATAGCGCATTGCGTCGCGTAACACGATCAATGCCCTATGGTCGGAGAGCCCATCAAGTTCAGCATCACTGAACCCTATCCCCTTACCGAACTCCACCAGCTTGCGCTGTTCATTGGCTTGAAGATCGCCATCAGCCCACTCAGGAATTTTCTCCAACACCAGCGTTCGCTCGACCGACAGACGCTCTTGCCGTTTCTGGTTGTTGTCGGCAGCAAGAATCTCCGACATTCGCGCTTGTTCGACCTGCACCGCCTGTATCTCACTGGACCTCTGTCGCTCCAATTCCTTGAGCTTCAGCCACTGGACCGGGTCCTCTCGTTCGAGGGCGTCCCAATCCAGATTCGCCGGTTGGTTGGCGGCCTGCATCTGCTGATGAAGCTGGCTTAGTACCTCATGGTATTGCTGGTACGTTTGCCTTAGAGCTTGCCGCTCCGGGTCCAACGCCTGTAACTGCTGCTCCAGGCCCTCCCGTTGACTCGCAAGCTCCTGCTGCCGTTGCGTGTATGTCGCCTTGCGCTGGTATCCGCTGATGAGTTCGTCCAGCGGCACCTCTGATGTCTTACCGTCGATAGTGACGGCATACAGAGGCGCATCGCTCTCCGAGAATTCATCCGGTTCGACAGCATCCGGCTCATCCACCACCGAGTCATCGGCTAACTCGGCATCCTGTTGTGCTACATCCGAAGAATCCGTTGAGGGTAGCTCTTCTTTGGAAGAATCCTCTTCGGGT